AAACCTGAGTGTACCGCGACTACCTAACTCTCGATGTAGCGTCGCTTTTACCCCACAAAATCTCTCTCTTAGAAGGAAATGGGTATGAACGCTACGTCCCCTATTGTGCGCACTGAAGTCGAACGGATCGCACGTCACGCACTTACGCCCTTGGCTGTTTGGCTGTTCTCGGAATCATTTGGTGATGCTGGTGCTTTGGCAGGTGCCGAGGCAGCCACGATTCTGGCCAGTTATGTCGTTGTTCTGGCATGGTCCTGGTACTCCGATTTCCGCACCGCCCGGAATGTGAAGAACATTCTGAATTCAGGTGAGACCCGGGAGTCGAGCTCATGAAGGAACCGATGAAAGATACGGCAGACCTGTTGGCCGGAACGTCCATCATTGGCGTCTATCTCGAACTTCTTCCGCACATAGCTGCGATGCTGGCCATCATCTGGACGGCGATCCGAATCTACGAGTGGGCGCGAGTTGCCATTTTCAAACACAAAACGCGATGAACTCGCACCGCTACAGGGGATGTAGGATGTCGAAACTGTCCAGGAATATGCCTTCCAAGAAAGCGGTCGGAGGGATCGGTGCCCTGGCGGCAGCGATGAGTGTGATTGTGGCCATGGCTGTCCCCGGCACCACTGAATCCGAGGGGGTCAAGACTGAAGCCTATTACGATCCGATCGGGATTCCCACAGTGTGTGTAGGTGAAACCCTGAATGTGAGTATGGGAGACAGCTACACCCGGGAAGAATGCGACGAGATGCTGATGATCCGTCTGGCAGGATTCCTGGAGGACATGCGAGCCTGCACCACAGTCGAGCTGCCGGCCGGCACTGAAACCGCGCTTCTCGAGTTCACCTATAACCTTGGCTCGGGGGTGTACTGCAAGAACATCGCCCGAAAACGCCTCAACAAGGGCAAGTACCGTGAAGCTTGTGACGCCCTGAAGCTCTACGTCAATGCGGGTGGCAAACCGTTTCGGGGCTTGATCCTGCGGCGGGAGCGGGAAGCCGAACGATGCCACGCTGGGCTCGATGCGGCGGGTATGGAGTGATGTGGGCGGTGGGTTTGTCGTGGCTTGGCAAGCTGTGGAACACCCCTCTGGTCCGGAAGCTGCTCCTGGGTGGGGTATTGGTCCTGGGTCTCGTCATCGGAATCCAGGCGGTACTCCATCAACGCGATCTTCTGACCAAATCGAGGGAAAAGATCGAGACGTTAAAACAAGAAATCGTTGATCTAGAAGAAGCAGTTGCATTGACTGATCAGCTTCGGAAGGATAATGCGATACTTACACGAGAACTCACCGATCTTTCCGAGGAGATCAAGAATGCCACGAGTAGTTCTGATCCTCTTCCTGCTGATATCCTCGGCATTGTTCGCCGGGTGCAGCGATCAGGCCAGCCTACGGACCGTTGATCGGTTGGGGGATGAAGTCCTGGAGAGGGAGCTGGAATATACCGGCCCCCTGCACACCGTGGGTTTTCTGGCTCAGGCATATGCCAACAACACCTATGCCCTGCGTCGAACTAACAACAAGCTGCATACGATCTGCATTGCGATGAAGCGCTGCCCCCAAGAACAAGAGGCCACTGAATGACCGAGGCTGAGTATCAACGGAATCAGGTCCCGCTGACGGATTGGAAAAACGAGCCTTCACTCCTGGTTCTGAAAAAGGACTTGGAAGCCTCGAAGCCAACGCATGACAACCACACCACCAACGTAAAAAGGTGGAATGAGCTCCGCACGGTGACGGGAAAGTCTCGTCCAAAGGAAGTGGCAAACCGCTCGAAAGTGCAGCCCAAGCTGATCAGGCGCCAAAATGAATGGCGCTACTCAGCTCTCTCGGAGCCTTTTCTGACGACCGAGAAAATGTTCAATGTCAGCCCCCGCCACCCAAAACGAGCTGGTGATCAACTGGCAGTTCCGGACCAAATTGAACAAGGTCCATTTCATTGACGAATATGTCCGTACCGCAGTGGACGAAGGCACGGTGGTTGTACGGGTCGGGTGGAAGCGCCAGACCAAGAAACACAAGGTGAAGGTGCCCCTCTACCAATACCGCCAAGCCAGCTCGGAAGAAGAGATGGTTGGCATCCAGGAACTCCTGACCCTGAAGCAGACGAATCCCCGAGGTTTTCTGGAAGAGGTTGGTGAAACAGATCAAGCTGCGATTGCCTATTTTGAAGAGACCGAGATTCCGGTAATCGCAACTGTGGTGGGTTCTGAGGAAATCGAGGAAGAGGAGATCCTTGAAAATCAACCCATCCTCAACATCATGGATCCAGAGAACATCTTCATCGATCCCTCGGTTCTCGATGGTGACATCAACAATGCTGGTTTTGTAGTGGTCTCCTTTGAGACCTCAAAAGCGGAATTGATCAAAGACGGACGATACAAGAACCTCGGCGCGGTCAACTGGTCCGGAGCTGAGATCCTCTCGCAGCCAGACCACAAAACCGAAACGCCCGCCGACTTCAATTTCTCCGATGATCTCCGCAAACGGATCGTCGCCTACGAATACTGGGGCTACTACGACATCCACAAAACCGACGAATTGGTGCCGATCGTGGCAACCTGGATCGGAGATACCCTGGTTCGGATGGAGGAAAATCCCTTCCCCGACGAGAAGCCTCCTTTCGTGGTGGTGCCGTATCTGCCGGTCCGTCGTCAGCTCATGGGTGAGCCTGATGCGGAGATCCTGGAGGACAACCAGCAGATCCTTGGGGCCGTGACCCGGGGGATGATTGATCTTCTGGGTCGTTCTGCCAATGCCCAGCAGGGCATGGCAAAAGGGTTTCTGGATGTGACCAACCGACGCCGGTTCGACAAGGGGATGGATTATGAATTCAACCCCGGTGCCGGCTCCCCCGCCACAGCAGTTCATCAGCACATCTACCCCGAGATTCCGAATTCGGCTGTGACCATGATCAACTTCCAGAACTCAGAAGCTGAGGCAATGTCTGGGGTGAAGAGTTTCTCTGGTGGGTTGTCAGGAGAGGCCTACGGTGATGTGGCCACAGGGATCAAGGGAGTGCTTGATGCCGCCGCCAAACGGGAGATGAACATTCTCCGGCGCCTGGCCAAAGGCATGGTGGATATCGGCAACAAACTGATGGCGATGAATGCTGTGTTCCTGTCCGAAGAGGAAACCATTCGCGTCACCAATCAGAAATTCGTCACGGTGCGACGTGAAGACCTGAAGGGTAACTTCGACCTGGTTGTGGATATCGCTACGGCCGAGGTTGACATGTCCCGCAGTCAGGACCTGGGGTTCATGCTCCAGACCATGGGTCCGGATATGGATCCTGAAATGAGCCGGATGATCCTGGCAGAGATCGCGGAATTGAAGCGGATGCCGGCGTTGGCTCACAAGATCAAGACCTACCAACCTGAACCAGATCCTCTGGAGGTTGAGGCGAAACAGCTTGGTCTTGCCAAGCTGAAAGCTGAAATCGCAGAGATTGAATCACGGACTGCTGAGAACAACGCCCAGGCTCGCAAATACCAAAGCGAAGCCGATGCCAGCGATCTGGAATATGTCGAACAGGAAAGCGGCACCAAGCATACCCGAGACCTGGAGAGACAGGCTGAGCAGGCCCGATCGCACCAGGATCTGGAAATCACCAAAGCTTTGGTGCAGCCGCGCAAACCGGACGAAGCGGAGCCCGATGTCCTGGCCGCCGTTGGATACAACGAAATGTCCGACCCGAACAGCAACAACCAGCGGTTCTAAGCTACTCGCTGACAACCTGGTGGGGATTCCCACCCAATAAAAAAGAGCAGTACCTGAGGAAACATTCATGTCTCAGAATCAAATTGAAGAAGTCGAGCTGTCCATCGCGGAAGCGCGGAAGATGGTAGATCGGGGGCGTACCGCAGAACGCCTCGCCAAAAACCCCGAGTTCAAAACCCTCGTACTTGACGGTTACTTCGTCGAGGAAGCTGCCCGTCTGGCTCTCCTCTACTCCGACCCGAACCTCTCCCCGGAAATCCGTGATCATGTCATCCGTGATCTCGCTGGCCCAGGTGCCTTCAAACGGTACCTCTCTACCATCGTCCAATTTGGCCAGATGGCTGCACGCGAAATTCTTGAAGCGGAAGAGACGCTGGATGAACTGCGTGAAGAAGAGCTTTTCGAGGAAGATGACGCATGAGCGGCGCATCGATGACCGAGACGGAATTCTCCAACCTGAGTGATGATGACATCCTCAATATGGTTGAGGCTCCGGTGGTGGAAAGTTCCGGGAATATGGGTGATGCGGATGAGGTGCACGATCCGGATCTGGATATCGAGGGTACTGGGGGTGTGGCTGCGGGAGATGCCGCAGCCTCTGGTGACGCTGGGGACGGGGATCCAGACGAGGCTGCTGCCGCTGCTCCTGTTGCGCCTGGCTCCCCGGAAGAGGTCCTCGGGGGTGTGGATCCTCTCGGGGCAGATGACGCCAGCCTGGCGGATCAGACTCTTGGTTCAAGCCAGGCAAAAGATCCCGCACCGGCCGGGGAAGCAAAGCCCCCCAAGAAGGACGGGACAGAAACCAAGGCTGAAGATGCCAAGGTAGAAGACACCCAGCCGGTCAACTACGAGGCTGCCTACAAGAAAATCATGGCGCCATTTAAGGCGGCCGGGAAGACGGTGCAGCTCAAGTCGGAAGATGACGTCATCCAGCTCATGCAGATGGGGGCGCACTACACGAAGAAAATGCAGGCTTTGCAGCCGGGTCTGAAGCTGCTAAGGATGTTGGAGAACAACAAGCTTTTGGATGAGGGCAAGCTTTCCTTCCTCATCGATGTGAGCCGGAAAGACCCCTCCGCCATCCAAAAGCTCGTCCGCGAGAGCGGTATCGATCCGATCGACATCGACACCACTGCGGAGCCGACGTACCAACCTGGAAATCACAAGGTCTCTGACGAAGAGATGACGTTCACCGACCTCATTGAAGAGGTTGCGGCCGACAATACCGGCAAAGAGCTCATTCTCAACATCAACAAGACCTGGGATCAAACCAGCAAGGAAGCGCTCTGGGGTGATCCCAACATCCTCCGAATCCTGTCCACCCAGAAACAGATAGGACTCTACGACCAGATTGTTGGCGAAATCGATCGTCGCAAAACCCTGGGATATCTCAGGAATGAGCCGTTTCTCCAAGCCTACAAAACCGTGGGTGAGGAGATGCAGGCCCAAGGCAAGTTGACCCCAACGTCGACGAACCAGGATCCGAAGCCAGAAGAAGGCCAATCGGAACCCGGAGGTCGCATCCTGGAAACTCGCCCGGCACAACGAAAAACGGTCTCGAACAGCGAGCAAGCGAAAGCAGCCTCGCCTACCAGAGCAGCCTCCAGAAAGGCAGCCCCGGTGGATTTCAACCCCCTCTCCCTTTCGGACGAGGAATTCGAGAAACGCGTAGGAGTCGGAAGCCGGCTGTAATCGGCCCGATCTTACCTACACATTGACGGGAAAGACCAATGAACCAATACAATGATCCGGCCGGGGGGACTCCGTCCACTGTAGGCAGCCAGATGAACGAGTTCTTCTGGCACAAGAAAGCCATCATCGACGCCAAGAAGGACATGTACTTCACGCCTCTGGCTGACGTGACCTCGATGCCGAAAAATTTCGGCAAAGAGATCAAGGTGTATCACTACATTCCGCTGCTCGACGATCGCAACGTGAATGACCAAGGCATCGACGCCAACGGCGCCACTCTTTCGAGTGATGACTACTTCGTCTCGTTTGACGATCTGGTCTATGACTTCGTTGCCGAAGCCGATGCCACGGCTGCTGCTGCGGCTGTGAACGCCATCGAAGCTGGTGTGGCTGTCAAGACGGGCTCGGCCACTCCCTGGACCGTGACCATGTCCAAGGGCACGCTGGTGGCTGGTACGCTCACCCAAGTCAACGCTGTCCTGGCTGAACTGCCGCTGGTGACCATCGCCCAGGGCTCGGGCAACCTCTATGGTTCGAGCAAGGACGTGGGCACGATCAATGGCCGTCTGCCGACGCTGACCGAAACCGGTGGCCGTGTGAACCGCGTTGGTTTCACCCGTGTCGAGCGTTCGGGCACGATCCAGAAGCTGGGTATCTTCACCGAGTTCACTCAGGAATCCTTCGACTTCGATTCCGACGAGGATCTCTACAGCCACCTGTCGCGTGAGCTCGTGGAAGGTGCAACCCGGCTCTCGGAAACGATGCTCCAGATGGACCTCCTGGCTGCGGCCGGTGTGACCATCTATGCGGGCGCTGCGACGGATGATGACGAAGTGACCGGCGAAGGTGGTACCCTGTCGGTGGTCGACTACGACGACCTGATGCGGCTGAGCACCATCCTCAACGACAACCGGACGCCGAAGCAGACCAAGGTCATCACTGGTTCGCGCATGATCGACACCAAGACGATCAGCGCTGGCCGGGTGATGTTCATCGGTTCCGAGCTGGAATCGACGGTCAAGAAGATGAAGGATCCGTTCGACAACCAGGCGTTCATCCCGGTTCACCAGTATGCCGACGCCGGCACGCTTCTGACCGGCGAGATCGGCACCGTGGACGCGTTCCGCATCGTGTCGGTTCCGGAGATGCTGCACTGGGCCGGTGCGGGTGCTGCGGTCGGTGTGAACCCGGGCTACCGGGCGAGCGCGGGCAAGTACGACGTCTTCCCGATGCTGGTCGTGGGTGATCAGTCCTTCACCACCATCGGCTTCCAGACCGATGGCAAGACGGTGAAGTTCAAGATCACCACGAAGATGCCGGGCAAAGAGACCGCCGATCGCAACGATCCCTACGGCGAGACGGGCTTCAGCTCGATCAAGTGGTACTACGGCACCCTGATCCTGCGTCCCGAGCGCATCGCGGTCGTGAAGACGATCGCACCGCAGTAAGGCCTGCGCGGACATGATCTGGTGGGGGGAGGATAACTCCCCCCACTGACCCCAATCTTCTCTCGGCGCTTCGATACATCCCAGACATGCTTGAGCTATGAAGCGCTCCCATCACAGGACCAAACGCATGAACGCTATCGCCAATTCCCCCGACGAGACCGAAACCGAGGATTCCCCGATCACCAACCCTGCACCGATTGACGAGCTGGCGCTTCTGAAAGAGCGGGCCAAGACGCTCGGTATCCAGATCTCCGGCAACATCGGACTGGATACGTTGCGTGCCCGGATCAAGGATCACATGGAGGGCAACACCACGCCGCCTGAAGCACAGACCGCGAAAGCAGCCTCCAGTCGACCGGTGGCACGCGAGCTGACCAAGGCCGAGATCGAGCAGAAGGTCCGGACCGACCTGCACCGCGACAAAATGAAGCTGGTTCGCTGCCGGATCTACAACCTGAACCCGGCCAAGCGAGATCTCCAAGGTGAGATCATCACGGTTGCCAATCGCTACCTGGGCACGGTGCGAAAGATGATCCCCTTCGGTGAAGCCACAGATGGCGGCTACCACATCGAACAGGTGCTCTATGAGCATCTGAAGAAGCGGAAGTTCCTACAGATCCGCACCAAGAAGGTCCAAGGCAAAATCGAAGTTTCGACCCGGATGGTTCCGGAATACTCGATCGAAGTCCTGCCGTCGCTTTCGGCTGCGGAGCTGCAAGAGCTCGCCGTCAAACAGGCCGCCGCCGAGCGCCTGAGCCACGAGTGATCCGATGACGGTCGCCTCCATACTTGCCGCAACACTCCTGGCCGATCTGGGCCAGGAGTTCACGGTTCCAGTCGTCGATCTGAATGACGCTGCGTTTGCGTTGCCGGATCACTCACTCGATGGGGTCTTTGATCCTCTGGCTCCGAAGACCATCGAAGATCTGACCACAGGTGTGGTTCTGGGGACCGGTGCCTTCGACAAGATCATGGCCTCCACCAAAGCTCACCTGCAAGAGCAGTACGAGAAGGGTGTCATCAGTGGGGCAGACTACACGCGTGCCTACATTGAGCTGACCAACAGTGCCCTGACATCGGCCATGGAGTTCTTGTTCCGAAATCAGGAATCCCATTGGGCTTCGATGATTGCCCAGTTCCAAGCACAGCGCGCCGAGATCGATGCGGTGACGGCCAAAGTTCAGCTTGAGACCGCCAAGCATCAACTATCGGCTTCTGCGCAACAGGCTCTTCTCCTGGAAGCCCAGCACGTCCTGGCTCAAATGCAGATTGCCAATGAGGACGCGAAGTACAACCTGGCCGAACAGCAGATGGCTTTGGTGGGTGAGCAGATCGAAGCGCAACGGGCTCAGACCTTGGATACCCGCACAGATGGGGTAACTGCTGTGAACGGGATGATCGGTCAGCAAAAGGCGCTCTACAGCGAGCAGATCCTTTCCTACCAGAAGGACGCCCAGAGCAAGGTTGCCCGGATGCTCCTCGATACCTGGATCACCCAGAAGTCGATCGACGAAGGTCTCACGGCTCCATCTCAGCTCGTGAATGCGGAGCTGGATGAGGTCATCGTGAAACTCCGGGCCAGCCACAGCCTGGATTAAGGGGTACCCGATGGGGCTGTTCGATGACGAGCAAACGACCTACGTAGATTCCACTGCCTACAATTTGGCCGGCCCTCTCGAGGGTCGGCCGAACATGCTTCAAACGGCCATTGCCTACTCGATTTTGAGCGGAGAATCCCAACGGGATGTGGGTATGGGGATGGGTATTGTCCGGACTCAGTTGAGTGGTCCGAGGGCACAACAACAAAACTTCTTTCGTTGGTCGAAAAACAATTTTGCAGTTGGCAGACTTTCCGGAAATATAGGGGTCAGTAACTCGGTAGATCCGGCCCTGGTGGTTGATGAGATAGATGTCACGCCCGGAAATACCGTGAATGTCGCGGTCGCCTTTACGGATAAAGGCGACAGTGTGTACTGGGCCAAAAAGCACATTCTTGAGACTCGACCCGAGGATTACGATCTAAGCTGGATCTCTGACTACGACAGCAGCACCCAAGAACTGGTAATCCAGTATCCCGACACAAGCATTGAAAGGGTGGCCATAGCCTCTCTGTCGGTTCCCTTCGATTCCAAGAAGGATTACGTGGTCGCGTATTATCGTCAATATCCCCCTGATGAGACGGTCTTGATTACGACAGGGGAGACCGTGGAAAACGATGTCACGAAGCCCCCCACCACCGGGAAGGATCTGATTGAAGGGGGTGATGACGGCACGACGTCGGTAAGCCTGAGTCGCACGGAAACCGTAACCGTCGATGATGGAGTGAACCCCCCGGAGAGTACCGTGACAACGACGTCGGAGTTTGTGGATCATCTTCATCAGACAGAGATGTGGGAAAGTGTGGTTTACCGTGAATTGGATGAGGCGAACCAGCGTTACGTCTATGATAAAACCAATCTGTATATTACCTACGATTACGCAGTGAGCGTTGAAACGACCACTGTGGTGGAAACGGTGGGTGGGGTCACGACGACAACGACGGTAGACCAAGACATTATCGACACAGTTTATGACCATAGGACTGATGAGTCGGAAATATACAGCTACGATGTGGACACCAATCGTCGCGTATTTCTCTATCAGGTTGGTTCAGGTACGGTTGCTCTGGATGCTCTGGTCACCACGGGGACCAGTATTGCTGAGTTTTTCCCGGTGATCCCGCTGCGGATCAATAACAAGCCCATCACCCATGGGGATTTCTCGAGCTTCAGGGATGATGTTCGAGAAGCCTATGATGAAGCAACCGGACAAAGTATAGACGAGATCCTGGCCACGATTGACGACAATCCTCAGGTTGGGGATATCGACTATGCCTATATGGTTCACGGGGTGGAGCTGAACACAGTTGAGAGAGCTGGACTCAGGTATCTGTACGAATTTTTCCAAGATTTGAAAAGCTACCAAGCTCTCAGCACATCACAACTCAATGCGTTTCTGAGCAGCAGCA